GCAGGAACAGGTTGTGTAGGTAGTACTAAGCTCATAATATACTAAATTATTTCTTAATAGTAATCTTCAGACCATCAATATAAATAGTAGCAATAGTCTTCTTCATCTTCTTGGTCAAACCACTAATAAAGATAGGGTTACCAAACTCGTAGAAGTAATACGTATTGAAGCCAATAGTAATGTAATCCTTTGTGAAATAGAAAGGAGTACCATCTGCGAGGTAGTAAATCTTATCCTCAATATAAGGACAGGTATTACCAAACTTAAAACCGTTGAAATAACTATAGACATTCGACATAGAAGTAGGATCATCAATCTTACTCTTGATAGTCTTCTTCTCGGTATTGTTACCATACAGCCAAGAGTTCTTAGCCATTATATCGTCATATATATAATCATCAAGAGTCTTAGTAGACTTTGCACATGTGTTGAAAAAGGGACAACTATTAATATTGTTAGTCTTATTATTATTCTTAATTGTAAAAGTATACTTCTCCATAATTCAGCCTTTCTTTTAAAACGTTAATACTAGTCTGATGCATTAACATTCAATGAGATTATTGAACATGAGGTCGTTCTCGAATTCGAGTATGCAAGGCTTACCAGCATCTCTATTCTTTAAGATGTGCACGTATACCTTGTTTTGAGTAGGTAAATGATTTGGACCGTATTCTAAGATGTTCAAAATCTCTGGTCGATGCAAGGCCATAACATAGTCACTGCCCTGGAAGATTGCATCAGACGATGAAAAATCACTACGCATAGGATAATGCGATAATGGATTATTAATCCTCTCAGGGGCTTCTATATTACGGTTCATCTGAGCAATCTGTATAACAGATGTCAGAGGCAATTTCTTGACCTGAATGAACACACGTTGTAATTCAGCAATAGTCTCTAAGACAGAGCCAATTGGCTTGGTAAGGAGAGCATGATCATATAAAATGATAAAATGCTTTCCTGTACCTTTTACATACGTATTATAAAAACCAAATATAATCTCTTTAACTTGCATGGGTGTACACGGATCATCTACAAAATAGATGGGGTACTCCTTTAGCTGGTTGCATACTTTAATGACCTGGCCAAAAGTGGCGTCATCAAGGCTCGTTTCCGAGCTATACAAAGTCGAAGTCGTTTTCCTGAGCTTATTAGAAAGCGTCCTTCCAACTTGCCTAAATGCTACCATCTCTAACGAGAAGTTCAGAATTATTATATCCTTCGTAGGATTAAGCTCAATCAAATCAGTCTGGATACAGTTCACGAAGGAACTCTTTCCACTTCCAGAAATGCCACCTATGGTAAAAATGGTATTGGGTTCAATACCTCCCATACACTGCTTATTGAACTTCTTCCATCTAGTCTTCAACGATATTATATCGTTCGATCTACGACCTTCGACATAGTTAATAGCCTCTTGGGCTACCACACTCATAGGGCGTATGACATTAGATAAGTTCTGTTCCATAAGAGTTTACAGCTTGTTTAGTTGTATCCTGCATTTCTTCCTCAACAGCTTCCCACTGTGAACGTGTTAACCAATTCCACATGGTCATCATATAACCAAGGGAACCTTCACGCATGCGTTTAGCCACTTCATAGTCTAAGCACTTTATAAGGTGCTCAGCCATTGCAGAACTCTTGCCACACTTCGTGTTAAAGAAATGACGACATTTGTTCACATTGGCACGCAGATAGGATTTACTCCCATCACTACGCATTACATACACTGGGTACATATCATAAAACACATCGAAGTAATCCTTCTCTGGTTTAACTGCGGATATTAGCTTATCCGTTGGTTGATATGTAATTGAATCACCGCTCTCGATCGCGGTAACCAACTCTTGAGAAACTAAGTATGATATGTCTTCGTCGCTAATAAGGCTGACAATTTTGCGGACGTCTTGATATTTTGGTTGATTCTTACCCAATACCATACTTAGGAAAATTAACTGATTTGAATTGAGGCCTGGAAACGCGTCCAGGACTTTCGTATCTACTTCAATAATCATATTAAAATAGTTCTAGTTGCTGTTCAGTGAAGTCTGCAACAATCTTTTTGGCTTCACTGATATAGTACCTGTAGTTGATCTTACGACCTTCCACAGTAGTATCATATAACTGATTCAGGATCGTAACACCTGATTTAGTTAGCATGTTTTGTAAATTCGTGTGGGAACCTATAGTTCTATTTCCGATATACTCTATGTTTTTCACATGAGAATCATACCAGTATGTTCCACCGTAACTTATTTCACTTTCTGGTACCTCCATAGTCTTACCTTTGTAAGTAAATCTCACAAAAGGTACTTCTCTTTCTGGTACGAAAATTCCTTTAAACAGATATTCTCCGTTTTCGCTTGCGTAGAACCTATTAATGCGTTGCACTCGATTTTCCCCGTGAAACACATCAAACTTCTTATCGACTTGTTGGGACATTAAGAAGTCCCTGATGTCTCCATCAGATTTAATAAATTCTTCGACTGGTTGTTTGTTAATAAAGTAGTTTATCACCGCCTTTGGTATAACCACAGGTGCAAGTCCTTTGCCTAACTTGTTTTTTGTAATAAACATACCTTTTTCTTCTATCTCTCCACCTTTCAAGACACCAAAGTAGTCATTGATAGCGTATTGATAGAATGCTTCATACTCATCAGATTCAAATTCCAGACGTGTAAGGGATTCCACCTCCTTAATAGCATCTGAAATCGCCTGTTTAAGGCCCTTTTTAGCCCTGTAGACGACTCCATCAGTATTGCACTGAATAATCTCACATCCGAGATCTAAAAGTCTGTCTACGAGCAAAAGAAGGATTAATTGACCGTTTATACGTATCTTAAACACGTTGAACGGATCATACATCCAGGATACTTCTTGTTGCATTTTGCCTGTAGGTGAGTTAAGCA